GTGCTACATAGTCTGTACCTGCTGTAGCGTTTGCTAAAGCACCACCAGAGTTAGCTTTTAGAATAGCTGTGCCTGAAGGAGGAGCTAATACGTCTGTACCAATAGCAAGACCTAAAGCTGACCTAGCTGAAGATGTTGTAGTAGAACCAGTACCACCTGCTGTTACAGGAATAGAGTCACCACTAACGCCAGACTGTAAGTCTTTAATTTGCGCCATAAGTGTTCTAATAGCATTGTTAATACCTGAAGGTGCGCAACCCTCGTCAATATTAATACCTGCAATATCTGTATTTAAGTTTGCGCCAGCACTTGTTGAGTCGTACTGACTAATTTTATCTTTTGCCATTTTTTACCTCGTAATTAAATTTGTGACCATGTATCGTTACTTGAACTTGATGCTGTCCATGTATCTGAACCAAAACCTATATCAGTCCATGAACTACCACCTGCTGTTATTACTGTCCAAGTATCACTACTTGGTGTTACATCTGTCCATGACTCTGAACCTGGTGTAACTGGTGACCATTCTTCACCTATAATATAACCATTTGCTAAAATACTTGCGACTGCTGAAATACTGCCTACGCCAAAGAGTATTGCATTTGGACTACATGATAATAATGCTTCTGCTGTTATATTAGCCTCACCAGAGTAAGACGCACCACCTATAGCAGTAACTGTAGCAGTTCCTGTTATATCTGCTTCACTTGTTCTAATACGTATTCCGTCAGCTACAACTGTTGCATCACCTGTAATAGAAGCATCACCTAATTGTACTCTAATACCATCTGCTAATACTGTAGCAGTAGCTGTAATAGAACCACTAGATGAATATATCGCAAAACCTGTAGCTTCTATACTAGCTAATGCTGTAATATCACTTGCACCTACAACAATTTTGACTGCATTAGCAACTACTATAGCGTCACCTGCAATATCAGCACCACTAAATGTAATTCTAGTAGTTTCTGCTTCTACTTGAGCATTGGCAGTTATATCTGCACTAGCTGTAGAAATTTTACTACCATTTGCTACAACTGTAGCGTTAGCAGTAATGTCACCACTACTTGTTCTTATTCTTGTAGCGTCTGCAACAACTGCTGCATCTGCATTAATAAGAGCATCAGATAAATTAATACAAGCATTAGTAGTCCATAATGTGCTATCTAATGAAATAGCTAAATTATCTAAACTACCAAAAGCATCTAACTGGTCTAATGTCCATGGACCACATATCGTAGTGCCATTGTCATAATATGTATTATCTAAACTATATGGTACATTTTCCAAACTACCATAAACGTCTAGTTGCTCTAGCGTCATTGGTACTGGCATAATTTACCTTAAGATAATGTTACTGAAAGACTACCAATAGCAATTTTGAATATATCGCCTGTGTCAATTGTTTTAGATGTTGTTAATGGTGAATGATATAAAAGGTTACCACCTGTTGAGTTATCATTAATACCAATCCAACCTACTGTTCCCCATGAAGCTGTAGCTTGTGGAAACTCTACTGCAGAACTATTAAGTGAAGCACCGTTAGATGGTGCGCCAAATGTTACTGAAGTTCTAGCGTATGAACCACCTGATACTTCATTACCTGAACCTGCATCTGTAGGGTCTGAAGTCCATAATGATACATAAACAGTTGCTGGTGATGTATATGTTGTGTTGCGTAGAGTTGCATTTACAAGTGCGTTCTCTAAATAGTTACTCATTTCTGCCATAATATTGTCCTTATCTTGGTGTTACGCTTAGTGAAGTGTATGGGTATGTTTGACCCAAGTCGCTTGTTTTAATATTAGCAATTGCTCTGTCATATAAAGCTGACCATGTTTGAATACGTGCATCATTAAGCAAGTATGGTTCTGCTTCTGCTAGAGTTGAATATAATAAAGCGTCTGGGTAGTTAGCTAGATATAAATTACTAGCAGTTGTTGTAGATATAAATGTAGGTTGAGCATAATATAAAATTTGTGCTGTAAAGCTACCATTAGGTGTTGGTGCAAATTGAAACTCTGAACCTAACATTGTAAAATAGTGTGGTCTTCCTGATAATGACGTTTGAAAGTTTTTAAAGAATAAGTCCGGTGACTGAAACTCTAAAATAACAGGAGGGTTACCTTGTAAATGTATTTCTCTTACCTCTAACATATCACTTGGTACTGCTAATGTACCATCACCTGAAGCAATAGGAGCAGTCGCTACCTTAAGCATCTTTTCAGTTCTTAAGTCACGTGACATTCTTGTTTGTGCTAACTGAATGAAGTCAGGTATTTGTGAACTTAAGTCTGTTCGTGCTAAGTAATTCTCTACTACTGTTACAAAGCTAGTATAGTTGGTAAAAGCCATAGTTATCCTTTTTTAACAAAGAAGATACAACCATTGGTCATAGCTACTTGTTTCAATATTTTAAACCTTAATTTAATTTTATCTTCCCACCATGATAGTGGTTCTTGAATGAGATGTGCATTACGTCCATCTGGTAGAATTTTAGCTGCAGGACCAGTATGTATTGTAAATAACCCAAATTTCATAGTCACACGTTGTAAGTCATTTAGAACATTATCCAATAATTCAGGTTCTATATGCTCTAGAACGTCTATACAAGCCACGAACTCTGTTGGTTCAGGGGTAGATGACCATAATTCATTACTTGGCTCATACGGAGTGTATTTTACATCTACTGTAAGAGCATCTTTTAGTCTACATTTACCTGCACCGTAGTCTAATAGGTATCTTATTTTGTTTTCTTTGATAATTAAGTCAACAAGTGGTGCATATCCTACACTTGCTACACCATAATTTGCATCTTCATGCAGTTTTGACTGCATTTCTCTGTATTGGTCAGATATTAAGTTGCTCAATGACTTCTTTCCATGTTCTATCGTCTTGGTAAATGAGTCTCATGTGTCTATACCATGGCATACTTGGTTGACCGTATCTCCATTGGTGATATTTAGGTACTAAGCACCATGTTTTTATGCCCATAGCAGCACTACAATGCAATGCTGTAGTGTTTACACCTAAAACCATGTCACAAGCTGCTATAAGAGCTGCTGTATCATCATAGTCTTTTGCGTCTGTTGCAAATTCAAAGTATCTAACGCCATCAATTTTGCGTTCTACGCTATAGTCTAGGCTTACTAACTGTATATCTTTGCGTTTTAATAGTGGTTGTAAGTCATCTTCTGTGAGTTGACGACCTTTAGAGTTGGTTCTAAATGTACCACCTTTAGTTGTGATACCAATTACTGTCTTACCCCATGACTTAAACATGGCTTTCCACATGTCAACCTTTTCATTATCAGGTACTAGAAAAGGAGTCCCAGGAAAAGACTTGCTGTTTGGTCTGAAAAACTGAGGTAGTCCACCAATTGCACATCTTGCATTAATAGTAGCACCATCTACCCACCTCGCATCTTCATCTTTACGTGTTCCATATACTTCTGCTTTAGGAAAGCTACGTCTAAATAGCGTTTCTAAGCGTTTATCGCACTCTATATATACTTTGTTACTAATGTCTATAGCGTCAGGTACACATGATGCGTAGAATATCTCATCACCTAAACCTTGTTCACCATATATCACTAAGTCTTTACCAGATGAACCGTCCCATTTAGCTTCATCTTTATAAACTATCTCTTTACGGAACTTGCCACCTAGTGACTTATCCCATTCTTTCCAACCTTCTACCCATTGTCCTTTAGCTAAGTAACTATGAGCTAGGTTTAATTGTGCATGTAATTCTGTAGGGTCACATTCTAAAGCCATCTTAGCTGACTTTTCTGCATCTTCCCATTTAGACATTTGGACTAATGATGCTGAAGCATTAGAGTATGCCATAGCGTAATTAGGGTCTAATTCTGCTGACTTTAAGAAGTATTTAATAGCATCATCAAACATATCCATTTCGTGACATGCACGACCTAGAGAAGTCCATAATGCTTTATTACCTGGTTGTTCTTGTAATGCTCTACGGAAGTATTGATAAGCAAATGCAGGTTTATCACCCATTAACCAAATGTATCCAGCAAAGTTTAATGTAGCTGCATCATTAGGATATAGCATTAACACTTCGTTTATAAGTGGCATTGCTAAGTCATACTGTTCCTTTTGTATAAGGTCATGTATGGCTAATTGTACGTTTCTTAATTCGTCTTTATCCACGTTTTGTAGTCAACTTAAGATATGGATAGTTTTCGTTTATTTCTTTTATAAGTTCTTTAGTTTGGTTAGGGTTATATATATCTATACCCTTTTTCTTTAACTGCATTTCCACTACTGGTGGAATACTAGCAAAGTGCGCCCATTCTTGTTTAACACCTTTATCCCATATTTCAGGGTTATTTCTTGCATCTTTAATTTTGTCTAACATGCCACTAATGTCTTGTGTGCTAGTTAGGTAGTATGTATCTTTAGCTGGGTCATAGTCAAAATACTGACTTACACCTGTTACGCTATTGTGGTCAAATAATATTGGCATAATAAATACAACAGAGGGTGAATTAACACCCTCCATTATATCACATCTAGTTACTAAACACCTACGTTTTGTACTTTAGCATGTGCATCTGGGTTTTGAACCACTAATGCATATTCTGCTGTGAGTAACCATTTTGTTGAGTCACCAGTCTTAGCAAGTTCTTCTTTGCTTAATGGACGTAGTGAAGCTAAGCCAACATAACCTGGGTCAATACAGAGAACAGCTTGGTCTCTCATGAAACGGTCAAGTTTAACTGTGTGGTTACCGAAGTCAGAAACGTAAACGTCTGCTGCGCCAGTAATTGTAGCTTGTGTTGTACCTTGAACATTGTTGAACTTAGTAGCAATACCTGCAAAGCCTGAGAAACGTGCTTTGTTAGTTGCTGACATAAGAATTGTTGATGGCTCGCCACCGTCTGTCCAAGCTAATTGTAAAGCTGACTTTAAGTCTGCTTCAATGAATGTTACTTGAGTACCGTCTGTAGGAGCTGCAACTGTACCACCTGAGAAACCAGGAGTTGTACCTGCTGTAGAACCTGTAGCTAATACTCGGTTAGTAATCCAAGACTCAATACCTGCTGATGTACGAGCTGTTGCTGCGCCACCTGCTGAAGAAGCTTGGTTACGTACTAAAGCATATTCCATGTCACGTTTCATTTCTTTACCAGCTTTCATGAGTTGGTAAGCAACTTCAGACTTACGACCATACTTACGTACAATGTCGTATGTGTTAGAAATTTGAACTGTTTTACGTGAAATTTGTGTGTAGTTACCTAATACTGTTGTAGCAGGTAATGTTGCGAATGAAGCGTCATCACCTTCAACTGCTGCATTAGTTGTTGCTGCTGCTAATGCGTCTGTTTGCCATTGATGGTATGTTTGACCTGCTGACATTCTTTTTGCCATTGATAATAATGGTGTATCTTCTGGAGAAATATCAAAGATAATATCTTCGAATGACTCTGCTATACCTTTACCGGTGTAGCTATTGGTTGCTGAAACTGCCATGATGTTTTTTTCCTTTGTAAATTAAATCATATTTTCGATAAGTTTTTGAGCTGCATCTGCCTTACCTGTTTTACGTAATTGCTCACGTAATTGACGGTGGTTAGAATTAGCTTCCGCTTTGGTATCTTTAGAGCCAGGTTTCACTACTGGTTTAGCGTTTGATACCTTTTTCTTTACAACTGAATTTTGTTGTAGTTTGCGCCATTGCATAGCGTCATGCAGTACCTTTACGTGACGAGGGTCAACAATTGAGTTGAGTTCTGCATCAGAGAAACCATAATCCTTGCCAGTAGATAACAATGCTTGGTTAGTCTCAGGACTCCAATTTGGTATCTCTTTTGCTAGAATTTCTTTTCCTTTTGCTATCTTCTCAGCCATCAATTGCGTTTGCTTTTGAACGACTTGTTGCTTTTTGGCTTCAAACTGTGAAACTAATGAACTACGTTCTTGCTGTAGTTGGTTATATGTAAAGAAAAGTTTTTGCGCTTCTACAAAATCACTATCAGACAATTGTTGCCAATTCACGTTAGCATATTGGTTTAATTGTTGGTCTAGTGCTGTAATTTTAGCTACATCTTCTATTAACACATTGTTAAGTTGCATTTGCTCTTGAAAGGCTTGCTCTTGAGCTTTAATTTGCTCAGCATAAGTTTCTAGCTCTTTACGTTGCTCTGCTACTTGTTGTGTCTTTTGTGTGTAGTCTAAGCCTTGTTGTGCTAATGCTACGACTTCGTCTAGTGGCTTCTCAACCTCTTCACCATTAACCTTTAACTTAAGGATAGCAGGAACTTCATCTTCCGACTGTTCTTCTTCCTCAGCTTGGTCATCTGGGTTATCATCAGTTGCTTCTTCTTCAGTCTCTACTTCATCAGTAGTTTCTTCAGCCTCAGCCTCTATTGGTGCTTGTTCTTCTTCTTGAACTTCAGTTGGTTTAACGTCAGTTACAATATCATCACCTAGCATAGCCTCTAATCGGCTTTGTGGTGACTGTTCTACGACTTGGTCACTCATAATATTTTCCTTGAAATTAGACAATAAAAAAGACTCGTGAGAGTCTTAAGTGGGCTTGTCCTTACCCAAATATCTTAAACTTAGGTCTGTCCGTTTGGATAGTTGCTAACTTACCTGTTTGCATAACGTCAGTAAGTTGCTTGTTAATTTGGTTTAATAGTTGTAATGCTATTACTAATCTGTTGTGAGTTTTCTCATCACCTAAAGGACTATTAGTCATACTAGATACAATGTTTTCACGTACCTTGGCAATGGCATCCTGATATACAGGATTATCTAATATCTGTGCTGCTTGTTCGCCTAACTTAACTTCTTCTAATTGTTTGTTCAATTAAATGTATCCCTTGGCTTTGTTAATCCAACGACCTTTTGCAGTTAATCCACTAACAGGAGCAGAATATGCAGTTTTATAGTCTATCATATTTGCTTCTATTGCACCTGCTGCACCTAATCTAGATACTGAACCTGCTGGTTTTGTACTTGCTGCGCCTACAATAACTGCGCCTTGTTCTGCTAGTCTTTCATTAGCCATAAATTACTCCTGCTTGAGCTTTAATTTGTGCAATTGCTAAGTCTGTTTCTGCTTTTAACTGTGCTTTAAACTTCTCTAACTCAGCTTGTGCAATAATCTTTTCACGTTCAATGATAATATCATTCTTGCTACGTTCTTGTTCTTGCATCATCTGTGCTTGAGCTTTTTGTCTTTCAATCTCTAATTGACCTTGAACCATAATCTCTGCTTCTGAAGGTTGTTTGCTACCTTCTTGTTCAGGAGTATTAGCAGGGTTAATCCAGAACTCATCAGGGTTTTTAAAGCCTGCGTTCTGTGTAAGTTTAGCTAAAGCGTTGTAAATCTTCTCTGGTGAAGTAATACCAATTTGGATAGCTTCACGTTGTGCTTGTAGAATAGTATTCAAGTGGATTAGTTGTTGGTCTTTATTACCTGCACCTAAACCTACAGAGATAGATAAGTCTTTACGAGCTTTCCATTCTCTTGGGTCTACTTCTACCCACTTGTTACGTAAACGGATAATATCTGGTTTAGTAAGTGTAGTTCTAACTAATTGATGAACTAACTTAAATAACTCTTTTACGCCTGTTTCAGCAAATGTTCTAGCTACTAACTCTATACGTTGTTGAGAAGCGTTCATAATCTGAGCAACGCCTGTAGCTGTCTTGTTTAAGCTGTTAGAGTCTAAACCTTGATTGTAAGCTGTAACACCTGTTCTCTTCTCTTTCATAGAGTCCATGTATTCAACCATACCGAATGATGATGCTGGTAATGGTGGGTGTGATAAAGGCATAATACCTGAACCTGGGTCACCTTCTACACGAACAATACCACCTGGACGGCTTGTCAACATATCGTCTAGGTTTACTCTATCAGAGATAGCATAACGACCATTGTTAGCTAGATACATATTATCTAACTGACCACGAATAAGTGTTGACTTAATTAACTGAATGTCCATAGTCAAGTCAGCATAAGAACGACCAATATGTCTATGTGGCATTATCATAGGTGTGATACATGCAAAAGGTACATACTCACATTTCTCTTTGTAAAGAATTGTGTTACCTAATACGACTACTCTATATCTTTCACCATCTAACTTAATGTATGTGTCTTTAACTAAAGCCTCTTGTGACTCAATAGCTCTATCATATTCTTCGTCATAAATATCACGTGCATTAGACTCTTCTTCAAACGTATCACGAAGGTCTGACATAATAGACTTGATATAATCTAGTGGCTTGTCAAATGTTTCAGCAATGTCAGCTAATTCCATAACTTCTCTGTGCTGAACAAATCTAGCGTCTTGTAGATTAGGACCAGTAACTTCTACAGATACCATCATGTTTTCTGGAGCTACGTTCTCAATTACAATCTCTGTATTCTTTTCTGTTACTTTGAGTTTAACGTCATGTAACATAGGTTGAACGATAGTAGCAGGGTCAACGCCATTCATCATAGCTTGTTGATAGATAGCATCCATGTTTACACTTGGGTCAGCATAAGCTGTATGTTCTAATACTTCTGTGTTCTCATCTGCAGCCAACATTTGTAGTTGTGCATCTGTAAGACCTTTATACTCGTATTCTTCTTCTTCCTCTTCTTCTTCGGCATATACTTTTACATAACCGTTTTTAGAGAGTAATGCGTCTTTAAACCATACGTAGAATATCTTAAACCCTTCGTTTTTTTCCATTACGAGATGGTTAATATAGTCTGTTTCTTGGTCTGCAGCTTCTTGGTCTTCAGGACCTTTAGGGTCAAATTGAACAACCTTATCACCAGCTACGAATACTTTAAGGAGTTGTGGTAGTGCAGCTTCAATTGTGTCTTGAACGTCATAAGATACTACTTGTGAACGACCTTCTTCTTCGTTACCGAAAGGCTCACCTAAGTAATACTCAATAGCTTCTGCTCTATCATTAGACAATGCTGAGTCATTTACACCATAGGCAATATTCTCTTGCGCCTCTATCTGTGCAATTATTTCCATGTCTTCTATATTCATCAAACAATTCCTCTATTTGTATATTGTATCTTCTCTTTAGACCATGACTCGTTCTTCATAGCATCTATGGAAGTACATAAATATCTGAAAGCATCTGCTCCATGAGAGAACTCATCATGCAATGGTGCGCCAGGTTCGTTAGTTGCAGAGTTTATACTTCTGCGATAATTCTTTAAACATTCAACAAGTCTTTGTGCTGACTTATCAAAGTATATTCTATGAAAGTTCATACGTGCTAGTTTAATACCAGACTCTATATCTTGCTTAGGAACTATTCTTACGTCCCATCCTAGCTTTCTCATTATATCTTCTGCTGATATACCATGCTTGAAGTCTTTAGACTGTCCGTCATGCGGTAAGAACATTTGACCCCAATTATATGGTAAGTTCTTTAGTTGTGCAGAATAACTATCTAAAGTTCTGTGGTCATCTTCTATGTAATCAATGATACGTAAGTCTGATACGCCCTTTTGGCATAAGATAACTGCCATGCTATCGTTCCAACCTAAGTCCATAACTACATGAACCTTAAGCATAGGGTCATAAGGGACATTAGTAATGTGTCCTTCTTCTTGTGCTTCTCTAATCTCGTTAGAGTATATAGCACCATCAACTGCTGCTTTACAATCACCTTCCCAGATGTTTGCATAGTCAGGGTTAGTCTTTAAACTGTGTTGGCGTTCTATCTCTAGCACTTCAGGAAACCAAGGGTTATCAGTATAGTTTACTTTAACAACCTTAGCGTTTTCTGGTGGGTTTACCACGAACCTAGTGTATGTATCGTCTGTATCTATGTTAGGGTTAAATGATACCCATATCTCTGAATTAGGTTTACGTATCGTAGGAATAAGAATATCCCATGACTTTTTACTAACTGTCTGTGCTTCCTCAACCCATACTATGTCACAGCCCTCAAAAGACTTAATGGACTCAACAGTATTAGTAGCCAACCCAGTAAAACTGAACGTGCTACCATTAAGACCACGTATCTCTGCTTCCAATACTTCATAGAAAGCTCCTAGACCTAAAGACTGTATTTGGTCATTAAGTAATGTATGTACTGATTGCTTGATAGACTTTTGTATTTCACGTGCACATAAGACACGTGTTGGCTCATTAGCTGCTTTTATAAGCAATGCTCTTGCCATAGACCATGACTTACCTGAACCTCTACCACCGTATGCTACTTTGTAACGGTGTGGCTCAAATAAGAAGTTTAATTTATCAGGAAATTGAGCTTTTGTGCTATTCACCAAGCCATCTCCAACCTTGTCTTATTTCTTCTTTTGTCCAGCCTCTTAATTTTAATTCATTATTATTATGTACACATAGTTTTTGAATATAAAATGGAGTGCTTGGAAATACTGGTTTAGTGTCTTTATATTTAAAACCAAATATCTTTTTAATGAAATTAATCATTATTCTCAGGCTTTACAAAGTCTATAGCAATGCTTATAGGTAAATTAGAACCATCTGCGCCAGTCAACTCTGTAGTTGCTACTGACTTACCGTCTAACCTATCGCCTAACTCTTTAACTGCAGACATATCGCCTTCAGCAGCTTTCTCATATAGTTTCTCAGCAATAGCATGAAGTCTCTTATAGTCTTCCTGTACTGCTAGTTTGCGGATAATATTACCCCAAATTCTGTTTTCTTTACTAGAGTGTTTATTGCCTTTATTGGCTTCAGCAGCCTTTTCCCTAGCTAATGCAAGTTGTTCTTCTTTTTCCATATAGTAACTCCATAAATGGGTCATTACTCCTTAATGTATGTCAGAGTTCTTTTTAATTAACTCATTGATTTTACTTAAAATGTCTCTTGGGCAACGCTGCATAAAAAAGCGTATGGCTTTCTCATTACCAGTAGCTGCATCATTTATAACTAAATTAACATATTTCCTTATCTCTGTTGCTGATAAAGATAGTATTCTTTTAAGCTCTTGTTTAGTATTGTCGTAGTCTATAGATAATAATACTGCACTTGGATTACCTTTTGTGCGTTTATTGTATAAGTTCTCTATGCCAATCTCTTCTATTAAGAACTCTTCAAACTCTAAAGCCTGTTCTTCAGATATATTATTATGCACTATTTT